CGGCAATCAGTCGTAATCAAAAGGCGAGTGCATAAAACATTATATAAACGGATGTAATTAAAAAGGAGAAACAAATGTTTCAAACAGAACATCTACAAGAAAAGTGGCAGCCAGTCCTAGAACACCCTGATCTTCCACCGATTGAGGATTCTTATAAGCGGGCAGTTACCACTCTCATTCTAGAAAACCAAGAAAAGGCTCTCAGAGAAGATCGTGGTTTTCTTTCGGAAGCTGCACCTGTCAACAGCATGGGTGGCGGACAGATGGATACTTGGGACCCAATTTTGATCTCATTGGTTCGTCGTGCGATGCCTAACTTGATTGCATATGACGTATGTGGTGTGCAACCGATGACAGGTCCAACTGGTCTTATCTTTGCAATGCGCTCCTCATTCCTGTCGCAAGACGGTGCTGAGGCTCTCGTTGACGAAGCAATGCCTGGTAAAACTGGTGCATCGAACCAGAACGCCGCCGGTACTATTGGTGGTGGTGATGTTGGTGCAACCGAAACTAACCCTGCGGTTTTGAACGATAGTCCTTCTGCTGGTACTTATGTAAGTGCTACAGGTATGACACGGGCCCAGGCTGAAGCATTAGGCGATAGTGCAACTAACGCTTTTGCTCAGATGGCGTTCTCAATCGAAAAGTCCACGGTTACTGCTGTGTCCCGTGCCCTCAAGGCCGAGTACACAATGGAACTTGCTCAGGACTTGAAAGCAATCCACGGTCTAGACGCTGAGACAGAACTTGCGAATATTCTGAGTTCTGAAATCCTCGCTGAAATTAACCGTGAGGTAGTTCGTTCTCTGTATGTCACCGCTGTTAAGGGTGCTCAGATTAATACGACAACTGCTGGTATCTTCGATCTGGACACCGACTCAAATGGTCGTTGGTCAGTTGAGAAGTTCAAGGGTCTTATGTTCGCTATCGAACGTGATGCCAATGCGATTGGTCAACAGACTCGTCGCGGCAAGGGTAATATGCTCATCTGCTCCGCTGATGTTGCTTCTGCACTTCAGATGGCGGGTGTTCTTGATTACACTCCTGCTCTCAGCAATAATCTTAATGTCGATGATTCAACCACCACATTTGCTGGTGTTATGAATGGTCGTTTCAAGGTGTATGTTGATCCATATGCTGCTAACGTAGCTGCTTCACAGTACTATGTCTGTGGTTATAAGGGCACATCCCCTTACGATGCTGGGTTCTTCTACTGCCCATACGTTCCTCTTCAGATGGTTCGTGCGGTTGGTGAAAGTTCCTTCCAGCCAAAGATTGGTTTCAAGACTCGTTACGGTCTTGCTGCTAATCCTTTTGCCGCCTCTGGTGCGGTTGCCGCTGGCGATACTGTTAATTCCGATGCATCACTTGATGCGAATACCAATGCTTGGTATCGTCGGGTTAAGGTTACAAACTTGATGTAAAATCAAGATGTGTAGTAAAGTAAAACTTAGGGAGGCCTTCGGGCCTCCCTTTTTTATCATTATAAATATATCGTTATAATCTGGGGGTATTAGGAGGAATATATGAAAAGATTTAAAAGTATTCTGATAGGAATGCTTGCAGTAGCTTTGATTGGAACTGTAGTTAGTTATAAAGAAGAAGCTGTTGCGGCAAGTACAGATTGGGAGATATCTGACCACAATTGGGATGTTAAGTGGGAACAATCTGGATATGATGTTGGTGTTAATGTAAGAAATCAATATCGTTCTGATTATGATCATGCTGAGTTATCAGTTACACTCCGCCCAATGTTCTTTACACCATTTACTATAGCAGTTCGTGTTGCTGAAGAAGATGGTGCTAGAGAATATCGGCCGACACTGACACAATCGGTAATTAATTGGGATGTACTAAAAGATGCAGAAGGTAATGAAGGACCGATTAATTTATCACTTGGTCATAGAATTGAATACAGACACTATGAGGGCAGCGCGCCGCCAATCAATTGGTATTCAGATGGTGTAGATGCAAACTGGCGTTATAGAGGTATTATTTCAGTGGGTCTTAATTTTTTAGATGATATTAATATCTGGGCAAAAGTTCAACCACGTTTTGAATTTGGTGAAGGAAAAGAAAATGATCTTGAGATTGATGATATTAAACATCAAGTTGGATTCAGTATAAATTTGGGTGACAACGCAACCTTTAGTCCATATGTTGAATATTTAATGGACGGTCAGGACAATAACTTTGAACGAAAAGAAGTTATGGTCGGGACTGCACTAACATTTAAATTAAATTAAATCAATTTAATTTAGTTAAAGGAGGCTTTCGAGCCTCCTTTTTTTGTCATAAATACTTATAATACAGTTACGAAGGGATACGAAAGAGTACCATTGATCCCCAGATAAGGACCGTAAAATGCGTTGTTTGTATTGCGGCGGAACAATGAAGGATGGGAAATGTCCGTACTGTGGACATATGCAATCCCCTACGATAAAGTAACTTGACAATTACGTTTGTAGGTGATATAGTTATTATCTATAACATATAAATAGATACATGGCAACAGCACAATCACCACTTGCAAGACAACCTGATAAGTTGGACTATGCAAGTTCAACACAATTTAAATTTGGTATACATCAATTACCGAAAGTAGAATTTTTTACTATAAGTGCAAATGTTCCCAGCATTTCTGCTGACACTATTATTAACCCAACTCCATTTAAAGATATTCCTACAGTTGGAGAAAAACTTACATACGATAATCTATCTATAACTTTCCAAATAGATGAATATCTGGAAAATTATATCTCATTACATAATTGGATGAAGGGTATAGGATTTCCAACAGACAGACAAGAGTTTCGTACCTTTAGAGATGTAACATCAAATACACCAGCAAGTGGTAAGACTCCACCAACAGATTTGGTTGGCAAAGCTGTTCCTGATAGAGCATTATATTCAGATGCATATCTTATGATACTTTCTAATAAAAATAACCCTATAGTAGAAGTTAATTTTCAAAACATTTTTCCTGTATCTTTAAGTGCATTAGAATTTACCCAAACTGTTACTGATGTAGAATATATGACTGCAACAGCTGAGTTTGCATATCAAATTTATGAAATAAACACATTATAAATAAATCCGAGCAGATGCGATAAACTTTAACATATTCACACCTTAGACTTTTAAAGTCAAAATAAAAAAGAGAGGAATCAACTCTGCTCAATTTTGAAACGATATATTATGAACCTAGAACAATTAAAAGAACAAGCAAGTAAAGACCTCATTATAGAGAATGAGGAACACCTTGATTCTGAATCCCTTAAAAATCAAAAGATAAAATCAAAGTATCTTGACCATAAAACAAGATACCAATTACTGTTGCAAAAGGCCAATGGTGATTATCAACGTATGTACAGAGAAAAATGGGAGTACTATGGTGGTAAGGCAGATGTAAAAGTTTATGTTGCAAAACCATTTGACTTAAAAGTTTTAAAAGGTGATCTGGCAATGTATATTAGTTCTGATGAAGAAATTATTGCATTAATGGATAAGATTGGATATCTGGAAATTGTAGTAAAATATATTGATGGCGTTATCAAATCAATTGACAATCGTGGATGGGATATTAAAAATGCAATCGAATGGAAAAAGTTTGAAGCTGGAATGATATGAATTGGTTGGTAGCAGATTATGTTAAATATTATGAAGATGTAGTTTCAGATGACCAATGCTCTGAAATATTAAATTGTACTGAAACCGTATATGTTTCTTCTACATATTCTAGTAATGATGGTAAGGTCGAAAGTGAAGAACGAGTTCGTATGGACGAGTGTTGGGTCAAAAGTGATAGTATATTGTGGCCCACTATATTAAGTTGCTATGAAGAAGTCATAAAAAGATATTCATCAGATTTTCCCCTATTCAGTGTACAACGTACAACAGATTTCAGAATTAACAGATATACATTAGGTGGGTTTATGTCTAAGCATTGTGATAATATACACCATAGTCATGGCCAACAGTATGGATACCCACAAGTATCTGCTCTCTTATACCCTAATGATGATTACGAAGGTGGAGAATTTTTTGTAGCAGACCATCAATATTTACCAAAGAAGGGTTCAGCTATAGTATTCCCCTCTAACTTTATGTATCCTCATGAAGCAAAGGCTGTTACCAAAGGGACTCGTTGGAGTATAGTTACTTGGCTGATGTAAAGATACATAAGTGTTTTCCAACAACAATTTATCAATTTGAGTATCATCCTTCCATAGATGATTATACAAATATGGAAACGCATATTTCAGAAACTAGAAAGAATTACAAATATCACACAGATGATGATTTGCATCAACTGTCAGACTTTATCAAAATAAGAGACAAAATTTATGATGTGGCAAAACAATACCTTAATAATTTAGAATATGAATATGATAAGTTAGAGATTACTGGTATGTGGGCTAACAAATTATATCAAGGTGATGCTCATCCACCACATACACATTCTAATAATATTTTATCAGGAGTATATTATTTAAAATCAGGTAAAAATTCATCACCAATACAATTTTTTGATCCAAGGCCCCAAGCAACGGTTTTACGTCCTAGAAATAAACCCAATTGGGATAATGCTAGTATGGTACAATTTGATGCAATACAAGGATCAGGTTATGTTTTTCCATCATGGTTGCTGCATTGGGTGCCACCCACACAAGATGAACGTATCAGCATATCATGGAATATAATTGTGAGAGGCAATTACGGCGAACCTAATACATTACAAAATGCATATATCTAAAAAAAATGAAGTATACCTTATTCTAAATAATGTAGACCCCTCAACATCACAAGAGTTGACAGAGTTTTTTACCTTTGAAGTGCCTGGCGCTAAATTTATGCCTATGTATCGTAATCGAATGTGGGATGGTAAAATACGATTGTTTAGTCCGGCAACAGGTCAAATTTATGTTGGACTTTTACCTTACATAAAAAAATTTTGCAAACAAAACAATATAGAATATACAATAGAAAAGGATGTAGAAGATGATAGGAATATTATATTATCGGATGTTAGAAATTTCATCAGGAGTCTCAAACCAAAATCAAAAGGAAAATCCCTCAAAATTAGAGATTATCAGTTGGAAGCTGTTCAACACGCCATATCCAAAAATCGGTGTCTTCTTGTTTCTCCTACTGCTTCTGGTAAATCTTTAATAATATATATACTAGTCCGTTATTATCATATGATGGGTCTAAAGACTTTAATTCTTGTACCTACTACTTCCCTTGTGGAGCAGATGTATTCTGATTTTCAGGATTATGGGTGGAGTTCAGGAACTTATTGTCAAAAAATATATCAAGGCTATGATAGAGCTGTTACTAAGGATGTTGTAATATCAACTTGGCAATCTATCTATAAAATGCCAAAGAGATATTTTGAATCTTTTGGATGTGTGATTGGAGATGAAGCTCATTTTTTTAAAGCTAAATCTCTTACAGGTATAATGATCAAGTTACATCAATGTAAGTACAGATACGGTCTTACAGGGACGCTAGACGGTACACAGACGCATCAGTTAGTACTAGAGGGTCTATTTGGTCCTGTTGATACTATAGTAACAACTAAAGAGTTAATGGATAAGAAAACTCTTGCCAATTTAAAAATAAAATGTGTAGTGCTAAAACACCCACCCATACGAGAGAAAATGACCTATGCTGAAGAGCTCGAATATTTGGTTACGAATAGCGCTAGGAATAAATTCATTATTGATTTGTGTCGCAACATTTCTGGCAATACATTATGTTTATTTCAACTCGTAGAAAAACATGGAAAAATATTATACGAAGAGATAAGTAAGATTGCAAAGGATAGAAAGGTATTTTTTGTTTATGGCGGCGTGGATAGTTTAGAACGTGAAAAAATTAGGGAAATAGTTGAAAATGAAAAAGATGCCATTATCATTGCGAGTTTTGGTACTTTTAGCACTGGCATTAACATTCGTAATCTTCACAACATCGTGTTCGCCTCGCCTTCAAAGTCTAAAATTCGAGTCTTGCAATCAATTGGAAGAGGATTGCGGGCTACTAAGAGCAAAATGGGAGTTCTAGTATTTGATATTGCAGATGATATATCTTACAAAGAAAGAAGGAACTTTACGCTTAATCACTTTTCAGAACGAATAAATATCTATAACGAACAAGAATTTAACTATGAAATAAGTAAGGTAAAACTAAAATGAACACAGATACAACCACTTATAAAGTTCTTAAATTATTAAATGGAGAAGAACTTATCTGTAAATTAGAAGATAGTGTTGTTGACGATTCATATGAAATAACTAACCCATTAAAGATGCAAGTTGAATCCAAAAATACAAAACAGGGGCCTGTAGAGTCTTTAAGTTTAAGCAGATGGATTGGCCCTTATACTGAACAATCATTATTCAATATTAAAACATCACATGTTCTTATAATTGCTGATGCATCAGCAGGGTTATCTAGATATTATGAACATGTGCAAAAAGAAATTACAAGAAGGGATTCTCCTAATTATAGAAAATCTTTAGATGATATTGGTAATGAAGAAGCTTATGAAGACCTGTTATCTAATTTAGAAATTGATGATACTATTCATTAAAGGGAATTGACTTTTACTTACAATTGGTGTACTATGGTTTATCTTGTGAAGGTTGTGAAGGGATAATAATGGTTAAGAAATCTAAGGGTGCTCATTACGTTAACAATAAACAATTTTTAAAAGCTATGATTGAATGGCTGGAGAGGTGTACTGAGGCAGAAAATATTGGTGAACTCCAACCACCAGTTACAGATTATATAGGTGAATGTTTTCTAAAAATTGCTACACATTTATCGTATAGACCTAATTTTATTAACTATACATACAGGGATGAAATGATATCAGATGGGATCGAGAACTGTTTACAATATGTTAAGAACTTCAATCCAGAGAAGTCGCAGAACCCTTTCGCATACTTCACGCAAATCATCTACTACGCCTTCTTGCGAAGGATCACCAAAGAAAAAAAACAAACTCATGTCAGAAACAAAATAATAGAGAATATACAATATAAATCTTGGACAACTATGGATGGTGATTATTCATCATATTCTGTACAAGGGTTTGATCCCAATATAATGCTTCCAGCTGAAGATGTATATAAACCAAAAAAGAAAACAGTAGATAAGTCTAAAGGCTTAGAACCTTTCATGGAGTCGAATATTGAAGATAGCGATAATAACTGATACTCATTTTGGTGCTCGCAACGACAACCTTAACTTTAACAATTACTTTTACAAATTTTATGATGATATT